AGCGGTTGTCCTTGTAGGTGCTCTCATGCAGCCGCGCCCGCGGGTCCGGCCGGTCGAAGAACCGCTTTTTCAGCCAGTGGGTGATGGAGATGGGGTTGAAGGACAGGATCATCTGCAGGTAGTACGGGAAGTCCGTGCGCAGGCGGATGTCCAGTTGGTTGAAGTCGCCTTCCTCCAGTTCGGACGCCTCCTCGATCCAGATGCCCGTGATGTCGTAGATGGATTTCAACTTCTCCACGTCGTCCAGGCCGGCGAAAATGATCTTGCTGCCGTTTCGGAAGGTGATGTTCATATCGCTTTTATTCACCCTGGCCCCGGCGTTTGGGTAGAAGTCCGCGATCTGGCCCCGCAACTGTTCAAAGCAACTCTCCCGCAGCGTCCGCGCCACCTTCCGGCACACCAGCCAGCGGTGCCCCGGCTCGCTGGTGACGCGCTCCAGGACCTTTCGCCCGGCAAAGATGCTCTTGCCGCTGCCGCCGCCGCCTTTCAGTACCAGGTATCGGTGCTCGTCGAAAAACAGCGGCAGGAAGGCGGTGTTGTTGGTCTCCCGGATCTGTTTCCACCACAGGGCCGTGTTCAGCAGCCGGTCAAGTTTCTCCTGTTTCATCCGGCGCCGCCCCTTCCTGGTAGAACTCCTGGGCCAGTTCCCGCAGCAGCGCCTCCCGCTCGGCCATGGGTACCGCCGCCGCTGTCAGCGCCCGGCTGGCCTGCGGTCCGAAGTCCACCTCCCGCCGCTCGGTGTAGCCGTAGTTGTTCTGCAGGGAGAAGATGATGCCCTTCACGTCCTTGCGGGTCAGCAACTGCTGCTCCAGGTACTCGCGCATGCGCCCCCGCGTGCGCGTTGTCGTGTCGGAAAACTCCGGGTGCAGGCTTTCGTCGCAGTATTCCGCCCAGGTGCTGCGGTGGATCTCCAGGGCCTCGCACAGTCCGCCCACGGTAGGGGGGACCAGGTACTCGGTGATCTTCACCTGCTCCCCGCGCTTGTTGATAACAGGCACATTCTCGAAAATTTTGTGTCCGCTGCTGTCCTTCCTGCCGGTGTCCACCTTCTCGGTCAGCCCCACCTCGCGGGTGATGCCGTCGAAGTAGTCCTCCACCGCCTTCCGCAGCGTCCGCTCTGTGTATTTTTTGGGCCTTCCCATGCCGCAGCCCCTCCTTCCTGGCCGCTTTTCCCCGTTTTCTGTCTTTACTGTACCGCAAACAGCGCGTCACGAACCGTCAACTTTTCCACAGGTGCAAAAAAGCAGGCCTCCCGGCCCGCTCGCTGCACGACGTCCGCCCCCCTGGCCGCAGCGGCAAGGAGGGTCAATGGGGTTATTCGGTTTTTCCGCCCGGCGGTGGCCGGTGCCGTTTTTCCTCCGGCAGCACATAGCGGATGTACTGGGGCCTGCCCGGCTTGTACTCGTTTCGGTGCAGCAGTTTCGCCCCGCGGGGTACCCGCAGTTCCGCGTCTGTCAGCGCCACCCGGTCCTTTGGCTGGGGGCGCACCAGGTTCCGGCTGCTCACATACTTTTTCGCGTCCGGTACCCGCCGCACCTGCCGGATCAGGTAGGCCGCTATGGGAGTGTAGTCCTCCTGGGCGGACAGGGGGGACCAGTCCACGCCGCCCATACCGGCCCACTTCTCCGCAAATGCCTCCTTGGCCTCCGCCGGCACGACCAGGTGATGATGCACCCGCACCGTCTCCCCAGTGTCCCCGTCCATGTCGGAGGTGACGGCCACATAGCGCAGGGCAATCCCCGCCTTGGCCAGTTCCCGTTTCACCCTGCGCAGGACAAGGCGCAGTTCATGCTCCGCCGCAAGGCGCAGATTGTCCATCCGCTCCTCCTCGCTGCCGTCCATGTTCAGTCCCTGCTCCCTGGCCCAGGACAGGATCCGCTCCAGTCCCTCCTCGGAGTAGTCCAGCCCCAGGAGGAGATCCCCCTGGCGGAAATTCGCGTTCAGCAGCCGGGCCATGCTCTTCTCTGCGCTCTGCTCGTTCTGCTCCTGCTTTTTGATCTCCTGCTTTTCCCGCCGCCCGGATTTGGAGGGGCGTTCGCCGGGTACCCAAAACTTTGTTTTTTCACCCACGGCGCCCGCCTCATAGGTCCGCACCACCCAGTACCCCTTCACGCTGCCCCTCCTCTCTTTCTTTTTCCGTTCTATTGCTGAAAACTTAGGCCCTTACCAAGCCCGAAAATTCGCGCGCGCGCGAATTATAATAAGTATAGGGTCAGGTACCGGAAAGCCTTTTCGTCTGATCGTCTACGCATTTCCCCTCGTTGGTGCCGTGATCGGCAGTGACGGTTCCCATATTTTGGTTGTCCGCCACTTCGGCGGGCCTCAATGGGCCGTATACCGCGGCCAGGGCGTTTGTGGCTTTTTGATGTGACTTAAACCGGCTCGTCTGGCACTCTCCTCACGGCGCCGCCCTGGGGCAGCGCCGTGGAG